TCCTCGCCCAACATGTAGGCGATTGAATCGGATGTCGTTGTTTTCCCGATTCCTCCTTTTGGTGACATTACTGCAATAATTTTCATTTCGTTTCCTCCTGTTTCTTTTCCATATCTCTTTTTAAGTACCCAAAAAAGTGAGCAATCATGTCCGCAGTCCATGCATCGCCGATGACATCCTCTGCCTCATTTTTAGATAATCCTTTTGTATATCCGACTGGTAGTGTCTGCCCGATTTCCAACTCTCTTGTTGTTAAATATCTGCAAAAATCTTTATAGGCTATCAATCCGGAGTTTTTCCATCTATCTTGTTTTAGCGTTATGCAATTTATTTTTTCTCTATTTGTTACATTCGGACATTCTCCGTTTCCATCACCCCACATTCGTTCTCTGCTCGGCGTTCTATTTACTATGAACTTGTCGCAATATTCTTCATCAGTATCCTTGTAATCTTGAAAATTTATATGCCTATCTTTTGGCAATTCGATTCCTGGAATGTTCGTCCAATACAATCTATCTCTTTGTTGATATGATACTAGGCTACTATTTGCACGAATTGGTTCTACTCCCAAAAGTCTGTTTATAATCTTCTGGTCGTCAATCGGCATCCATACGTTTTCAAGAAAAAAGTATTTAGGATTGTTCTCTTTCAAAATCCTTAAATATTCAAAAAATAGTGAACTTTGTTCTCCTGCTAACCCATCAATCACGTTGCAGTGTGATGTTCTCGCTCTGCTAAAATTTTGGCATGGCGACCCGCCTATTATGATGTCAACATCATATTTTTTTCCGTCAACTTTCCTTACATCTCCTATCTGTTCGATTGCTTCTCCCCAATTATTAAAGCTGCATTTCATAGCCTTTGTTTTTATTTCTGATGCATAGTATTTTCCACATCGAATCCCGCTCTTTTTAGAGCCAACATTCCGACGCTTATTCCATCAAATAGACTTAATACTCTGATTTTCATGTTTTTATCTCCTGTTATATATAAATTGTGTAATACAGTTTCATTTGCAATTCTTGAAACTTGAAATCCGGCGTTTCGTCCGGTCGTAGTGGTGACATGAGGTTCAATTCTTTCCATTTCCTGTGAGTAATCTCCGGAACTGCTCTGAATTTCACAACCTCGTCAAATTTATACTGTTCATAGAGTTTGCAGTTCGTGTGACCAACCTCCGGTGCAAATAATGCAAGATACCCGACGAATATCTCCTCGTCTCCCTTGATGATTCGCAGCATGTCCGCACTCTCTAATGTGTTGAGTAAATCCGCAAGCGTCATGACCTGCCTCCCTTGACTTTCCCATCCTTGAGGATGCTGTTGTTCGGGATGCTCATTTTGTTGTTGAAATCCTCCTCCGGACAATAGCACAACGCAAGATTCAAATATTCCTCAATGACTTTGATTGCCTCCTCTGCTGAATAGCAGGTTGCGACGAAATGTCCTGCTGCTGCCATGTCTGCAAGGAACTCTTTTTGCGTGTCCTGCTGCCTGTTGTTACCGAATTTCATTTCAACGAACAATCCGCAGTATGAGCCTTTCGGATATGGGAGGCACAAATCAGAAACACCCGCCTTGACACCCATCTGCTTGAATTTGACTGCCTCCTGCTTGTTTCTGCTGCCTCCGTTCGGTACATGGAACAACCATCTCAATTCCGGATAACGGTTCATGTTCCAATTCGCCCACGACACGACATTGATTTGCTCTGTGTCCTCACTTCTCATTGCATATTTCATGTTCATTTGCCTTTGCCCTCCTGTCTGCATGTGTCATAATATTCGCAGAACAAACAAATGTGTCTGCAATCCTTGACCTTGAACATCCATGTGAACCGTTGCAGCTTGTACCGCAGTATGTACCCGATTTGTGCAATGTACGGATGTTTCTGTCTGTATGTTTTCATTTGTCCTGCTCCTCCATTTCTAAAATCATAAAAGCATGTATGAAAATGCTCTTGTGTTTCCTGCCGAACTGGTCTTTTGCCGGAGGCACTTCATGCATGTTCTCAATCGTTCTCTTTGCCTCCCACCATCGGCGTGTTTTCCCGTCTCTCGAAATCGGTTTGAAATGTACCTTGACCGTTCCCTTGACGACGGAAAGCTGGTCTCTGTCTACCCGCAGGATGTCATTGAATCCCGCTGCCTTGACTGCTGCCTCTGCTTTTCGGAAATACCTCTCTTTCGATTCCGGTTTCCAGTCAAACCTCATTTCCCGACCACCTCCTCAATCTCTTTCATTCTCTGCATGATTGCCGTGTTGTATGAATAGACATATACGCCGTTGTTCCACAAATGTTCCCTTGCACCTCTTTCACCGTAGTTGTACGCTGCAAGTGCATCCTGCACCGTTCCGTATTTCTTGAGGAGATACGAGAGGAAATCAATCCCGACTTTCACATTCTGATATGGGTTCATGAGGTCGGTGCAGTTCAATTTCTGCATCCGGTCGGTGTGCCATTTCTCATATATCTGCATATATCCCTTTGAGTTCCCGTTGTCTCCGGTCTTGTCGAACTCATATCCGGATTCATACTCTATGATTGCCAATACAAGGGCATACGGAACATCGTTTTGCTTGCATAGACATCTTGTGTATATCTGCATTTTCTCCGGAAAATAGCCTTTGTCTGCATACTTCTCCGGCAGGTCGTAGAACACGAATCCCTCAAGGTCATCACTCCCCCAGTCCTCGGACATGGTATTAAACACCTTGTATTTGTCCTCGATGCTCTCTGCTGTCTGTGTCATTGTCTCCGGATTCTGCATCACTTCCGCTTGCGTCGTCTCCGATTCTTCCTCCTGCTGCTCCGGTTCTTTGACATTGAACAATATCACGCAAAGTCCTGTCAGTAATACCGCAATCAATGTGATGTGAAACGCATTATACAAACCTGCTCTTTTCAATGCCCGTCTTATCCGTCTTATTCGTCTTTTCACCTGTCGACCTCCTTTTCCGCATTCGTGCATGTATATAAAACATGCAGTTAAAATCGTTGTAGTACACTTTTGCATTTGTGAAATCCATGTCCGGATACCACTTTTTCAATATCTCCGGAATGGAATCCCTATCCTTGACCATCTTGTCAACGAATGAGCCTATTTTTTTATAACTGCCTCCTGCTGCCGGACGTTTGGAATGAACGACCTTGATTCGTGGGTCTCTCAATCCCTGTGAACTGTTCCACCTCTTTTCCGACGGAACACGGTTCTTTTCCTCAACGATATAATTTGCCATACCGGACAAACCGTTTTCGTCCGTCTGCAACCTGCGAACCTCATTTCTGCTTGACTGTTTCCAACAGGATTCAACCGTCTCCATGTCTAACGCACCATCCATGACAATGTGATGATGCCATCTGATTTCCGCATCCGGATTGTATGCGGTCACATAGACATATTTTGCATTCGGGAGACCTCTCTTTTTTCTCTGATAGTTGATGCGTCGGATGTACTTTTGCACATTCTTGATTGCTGCATCCACATCCCCGTCCGGTGGGAGATGCTCGTCATCATAGGTCAATGTCATCCAAATATCACGGTCACTGAAATTCTCATTGATTAGCCTCTCAACATATTTCCGTGCGTTCTTGTCATTCAGATTCTTCTGAGCCTTGTTGTTGTCTTTCTTGATAGTTCTCCCCTCCGGAGGTACTTCATCCATGCTCCGAAACTGCGGATATATCTCAATTTCAAACTGGTCTCCTGCTGTTATCTCTTTCAGTGCATATATAACTTTCTTTCGATGTTGGAACAGGTTCTCAATGAACCACTCATGCATGTCCTCCATCGCTTTGTTATATGCTGCCTCATAATCATACGGGATATATTGCATCCCTCTTTTTCTTGCCATCTGACACGTTCCTCCTGTTATGTTTTCGTAGACTTGTTATTATCTATTACAAGGACGATAAAAGTTCCGAAAACCCTTGATTTTATAGACCTTTTCGGTCGCTTTTCAAGTTGCTTTTTTGTGTCAGATTTGCTATAATATTTCTATCAGTTAGCGACTGACACAATCAGTCGATACAAGGACGACCACTGCAATGGTTGTCCTTTTTCTTTGCTCTCATGCTCCTGCTATGTACTGCCCCGCCGTTATGACGGGGCGTTTTCATTAAACGGCTGCAACCGCCTCTTTCTGTTCCCATCTGCGACGCTCCTCTGCTTTTCCTGCTGCCTTACCCTCGGCATACGCAGACATCACCATAATGGTCATTGACTTTCCCTCAAGGTCGTCAATATTCATGAATTTTTCTGCCATGCTCTCAATCACTGCCTTTTTCTCGTTTCTCGTCATTTTTCAACACCTCCTCGGATTCGCTCAATCTCTTTTTCTATGTTCTTTCCGGAATAATCTGCAAGCAGTTTTTCCGAAATGTGATACGTCCAAATTGAGGACATCTGCACCGCCGTTCCTATCGGGAGTTTTCCCTGCTGCATTGCTACCCTCACGAATTGCGGTGACACATTGAGGATTGCTGCTGCCTCTGTCGGCAATATTCGTCCTATATCCATCCTGTTTCCTCCTGTCGGTGGTTCTCTCGGTCTTTTCATCCCGTCCACCTCTTTTCCGGCAATGTATACCGTGTTGATGCTTTTCACATTAAAAATCATCGAAAACCTGTTGACCATCCACGCACTTTCTAGCAGGTGCGACCGCTGCCATGTTTCCCACGGTATCGCTGAACGATGTCTTTCGGCTTGCCATCGTCAGAGTGTCGGTTGCCATCCGGACACTGACGGGGCGACTGCTGCCCCGTTTCGGCTTTAATAATTCAGTTCAATCGGCTTTTTCTTTTCGTCGATGCAATCCTCATAATCGAAATCAAACCATGTGTCTAAATTCAAATCGTGTCCGTCTTTTGCCAGTCTCTCAAAATCTTTTTCCTCAAGTGGCTTGATGATGTATTTCCCTGTTTTGATGTCAATGTCTACCAATTCAACATATTTGATGTGGTAATAGCATCCGTTCGGTGTCTTTCTGTAACCGCTCTTGTCTCTTACGACCATTCGTTTGATGTCTTTTTTCCTTTCCGGCTGTGGGATGCTCTTGAGCATTGTTCTGATGCTCTTTACAAATTCCGCTTTTTCAAGGTTGCTACTCATATATAATGTTTCAATCGCTCTGTACTGTTCGTTTGTTACTGCTCTACCTGCAAGGTTTTCAAATTCAGATTTCATCATTGTTTTGTACCTCCTGTGTTCTTTGTAAGAACAGTATAATTCCTTGAAAGAACAATGTCAACTCTTTTTTGTTCTTTGAAAGAACTTTTTTATTGATTTTTGTCTCTTTCGGTGTTATGCTTTAGAAAATAGAGGAGGTGATTTCACATGACACAAGGCGAACGAATCAGAGAAGTACGAAAAGCACTCGGTCTCACCCTTGAAAAATTCGGTGAGAAAATAGGAATGAAAAAGAACTCTGTCAGTCAAATTGAAAACGGAAAAAACTCCGTTACTGAACAGGTTATCAAATCAATCTGCCGTGAATTTAATGTTGATTATATATGGTTGACTACTGGTGACGGTGAGATGTTCGTTGATACC